GCCGAGCGTATGCGCCCTCAACCTTATTTTTTGGCCTCCAGGGGTAGAAAACATGCCGGGCCGCAAGCCTTCCGTCATCATGGAATTGAACGGCACCTATAAGCACAACCCGTCGCGCCGCCGGAAGACTGTCGAGCCGTCCGAAGTGCCGATCGGCGAGCCGCCCGCCCACCTGGGCGAAGATCAAGCCGCGATCTGGCGCGAAATCCGAGACATCGCGCCGCCCATGGTACTGAAGCACTGCGACGGCGTCGCGCTGGAAATGATGACGGTTCTTGTCCTGAAGCTGCGTACGGCGCCGTTCACGATGACGGCGGCTGATGCCGGTCAGCTTCGCAATTACTTGGGCGAATTCGGCATGACGCCGGCGAGCCGCGAAAAGTTCAGCGTCGATCAGACGCCGAAAAAAGCCGACACCTTCAGCGAATTCCGCGCCGCCTAGCATGACGATCGAAATTCTGCACGGCTGCTGTCTGGAACAGATGGCGGCGATGAAGGCGGCTGGCCGCACGGTACAGGCGATTGTGACCGACCCGCCGTATCACCTGACCAGCATCAACAAGCGGTACAGCGATCCAGGCGCCGCGCCGATCAAGAGCGACGGCGAAACCGGCGTGTTCAAGCGGATCGCGCCGGGCTTCATGGGCAAGGTCTGGGACGGCGGCGACATCGCCTTCCGCCCTGAGACATGGCGGCTGGCCTACGACCTGCTTCCGCCCGGCGGGCACATGGCCGTCTTCGGTGGAAGCCGTACTCATCACCGGCTGGCGTGCGCAATTGAGGATGCCGGATTTGAAATTCGTGACTGCCTGATGTGGGTGCATTCGCAGGGGTTCCCCAAGTCTAAATCCCTCTTGAAACCGGCATATGAGCCAATTGTACTAGCTAGAAAGCCGGGTCCATTGGCGCCGTTGAATATAGATGCGTGCCGTGTTCCAATATCAGCAGGCCAACTGCCTAGTGATGGATCATGGGACGGCGATCAGAACCTTTGCGTTTCGTGTGCCGAGGATGCGGCAAGGAAAACGAGACGTGGAAAACCGGCAACAAGGGCATCTACTGCAACAGGGCATGCCGAGCCGACTTCGAGCGGAAGGGGTGGCATCAGCCTTGCCGATACAAACAGGCCGGATACTGGATGCTCAGTTGGAACGAGGGCGGCAAGTACCGCTATCAGTTCGAACACAGACGGATATGGGAGAATACATACGGGCCAATCCCTGCCGGGCATGATATCCACCACGTCAACGGAGACAGAGCCGACAACAGGCTTGAAAACCTGCGATGCATGCGGCGTTACGATCACTGCCAAGAGCATGCAATCTACAAAACCGCCGATGAACGGCGAGCCGCCGATACAGCACGCGCGCGCAAATACAGAGCCGCCAAGCGTGCAAGGCAGATGGCCGAGTAATTTAGCGCATGACAACTCGCCGGAAGTGCTCGACGCCTTCGCGCGGTTCGGCGAGAAGAACGGCGGGGCGCGCCCGGCACGGCGCGGCGGCTTGGGTTCCTCGCGGACGATGCCGAGCACATCGCAGGGCACGAACGACGGCGTTCGGCTTGAACTGGATCGGGGAACCGCCGCCCGCTTCTTCCCCGCGCTCCCGTTCAGCGACCAAGAGTTGCGCTTCTTCTACGGCGCGAAGGCTTCGCGGGCTGAGCGCGGCGGGTCGAAGCACCCAACGATAAAGCCCGTGTCCGTCTGCCGCTGGCTGGCGCGGCTGATCACGCCGCCGGGTGGCACGATTTTGGATCCATTCTGCGGAAGCGGCACGACGTTGGAGGCCGCACAGCTTGAGGGCTTCAACGCGATCGGCTGTGAGAAGGAAGCTGAGTACATCGGCGACATTCGCCGGCGCTGTGGGCTGGAAGCGGAAGCGGCTGACTGATGCAAACCCATGTCGTCGCGCTGTCCGGCGGGAAGGACAGCACAGCGCTCGCACTGCGCCTTCGTGAACTGCACCCGGAAACCGATTATACGTATGTCTGCACGCCAACGGGCGACGAATACCCGGAAATGTTCGCCCACTGGCGCAAGCTCGGCGACATGTTGGGCAAGCCGCTGCTTCCGATCATGGCGCACACCGGACTGAACGGCATCATTGCGGAACAACGCACCCTGCCGAACTTCCGGCGGCGCTTCTGCACCCGTATTCTGAAGATCGAACCGTATCGCCGCTGGCTTGCCGAGCGGGCGAAGCTCGGGCCCGTGTTCTCCTACGTCGGGCTTCGCGCCGACGAAGAGGGCCGCGCCGGCGGCGCCTACTCCGACATCGACGGCGTCGAGATGCGTTTTCCCTTGCGCGAGTGGGGCTGGCGGGAAGCCGACGTGTGGGCTTATCTCGACGGCATCGGCGCGGATATCCCCGTCAGGACCGACTGTCGCAGATGCTACCATCAGAGGTTGATAGAGTGGTGGCGACTGTGGAAGGAAGATCCTGAGACGTGGGCGGAAGCCGAAGGGCAGGAAGCGGCGATCGGCGCCACCTTCCGCACTCCAGGGCGCGACACATGGCCTAGCAGCCTTGCCGGGCTTCGCGCCGAATTCGAAGCCGGGCGCATTCCGAAGACCAACAAGCCGATGCGCGGTCAGCGCGACGCCGGCGCCTGTCGGGTCTGCACGCTATGACGGACAAGCGTTGAAATGGCTGACAAGACCGCCGCCGATGGTCGCCCGAATGTCCGCAACGGGCCCGTATTCATGAGTGGCACGCGGGCTTGGCTGCCTGTGATGGATATCAGCAAGAATGCTCTCGGCACCTGGGTTCTTGCCATCGACCGCCACATGCGGGCGCACGGTCAGGATGTCATACCGTGTTACGTCGTGTGGCGCCCTAATGCGGCAGACGACGCGCTTCAGGAAGAGCACAGAGATTGAGTGCTCCCGCCGAAATGACCCGCGATCATGTCAGCATGGCGAAGCAGTACGCCGCCGATGTCATCGCCGGAACCATTCCGAACTGCAAATGGGTCAAGCTCGCCGCTGAGCGCTTCCTGACCGATCTGAAGCGGGAGAGGTCCGACAAGACGTTCCCGTATCGTCTCGACGAAGAGAAGGGTGGGCGCGTCTGCCGTTTCGTCGAGCACCTGAAGCACATCAAGGGACCGCTGGCGGGCACCAATATCAGGCTTGAGCCGTGGCAGTGCTTCATACTGGTCAACGCCTTCGGTTGGGTCTGGAAGGCGGGCCAGCGAAAGGACATGCGGCGGTTTCGGCGCGTCTATGTCGAGGTGCCGCGGGGCAATGCGAAATCCACTCTGTCGAGCTGCATAGCGCTTTACATGCTGGCGGCGGACGGTGAAGGCGGCGCGGAAGTCTACAGCGCGGCGACGACCAGATCGCAGGCGCGCATCACGTTCAACGACGCGCAGCATATGTGCCGCAAGTCGCCCGAGTTGGCGAAGGCGCTCGGTATCGAAGTCAATGCGCATAACATCAACGTTCTGCGCACCGCAAGCAAGTTCGAATACTTATCGTCGGAAAGCGGAACGCATGACGGTCTGAATATCCACATGGCGCTGATCGACGAACTTCATGCCCACAAAACCCGCGATATCTACGATGTCATCGAAACGGGCACCGGCAAGCGCCCGCAATCGCTGCTGTGGGCGATTACGACGGCAGGCAGCAACCGGGCGGGCATCTGCTTCGAAGTGCGGGCCTATTTGACGAAGATCCTCCAAGGTGTCGCGACAGACGACGCCGTTTTCGGCGCGATATGGACGATAGACGACGGCGATCTTTGGACATCGCCGGCGTCATGGGCGAAGGCGAACCCCAATTGGGACATCAGCGTCATGCCCGATGTCGTCGGCCAGCTCGCCGCGAAGGCGCAGCAGATGCCGGCTGCGACCAACAATTTCCTGACGAAGCATCTCAATGTTTGGGTCAACGCAGACGTGTCTTGGATGGATATGCGGGCATGGGACAGGGCCGGCGATCCGTCGCTCGACATCGGCGACTTTGAGGGCGAACAGTGCTGGATAGGGCTTGATCTAGCGAGCAAGACGGATATCGCCGCCAAAATGCGCCTGTTCCGGCGGGAGATCGACGGTACGACGCACTACTACGCCTTCGGGCAATACTACCTCCCCGAAGCCGCCGTCACGGACGGCAGGAATTCGCAGTATTCCGGGTGGGAGATCGAAGGCAGGTTGCGCACGACGCCGGGCGATGTGCTGCATTTCGACGCGATCCGCGAAGACCTGATGGAAGACAGCCGGCGCTATCAAGTTGTCGATATCGGGTATGACCCGTGGCAGGCGACGCAGCTTGCACAGCAGCTCCAGAGCGACGGCGCGACAGTCACGGAATTCAGGAACAACGTTCAGAACTTCTCGGCGCCGATGAAGGAAATCGATGCGCTGATCCGATCGGGTCGCCTTCATCATGACGGCGACCCGGTGCTTGCCTGGATGGCGAGCAACGTCGTCTGCCACGTCGATAACAAAGACAACATCTACCCGCGCAAGGAACGGCCCGAAAACAAGATCGACGGCATTGTCGCGCTGATTACCGCGCTTGGCCGATGCATGGCCGAAGAAGCGTCAATGGACCTTTCGTCCGCGATCTACGACCCGGTTATATTTTAGGGCGCAAAAATGAACATCTTGCGGAAAATGGCCCAATTCTTCTTGGGCAATGCGAACCTGCGTGACCCGCGCCTGTATCGCGCCCTGGGCGGCGGCGAGAATTGGTCGGGGAAGACGGTCAGCGCCGACAGCGCCCTAAATCTCAGCGCGGCGTATCGCTGCATTCGTCTGATCAGCGAGAGTATTGCGGTACTGCCGTGCAAGGTCTACACGCGCAGACGCAACGGCGAAGTGCAGGTCGATTACGATCATCCGCTGTATATGCTGCTTCACGACAGCCCGAATAGGTATCAGACGGCCTTTGAGTTTTGGGAAGGCGTCGGGCAAGCCTTATGCATGTACGGCAATTTCTACGCCGTGAAAGAGACGCAGCTCGGGCGCATCGTGGCGTTGACGCCGGTTCGTCCTGACGCCGCGGCGCTGTACCGCAAGGACGGCGAAGTTCGGTACAAACTGCTGATCGACGGCAAGACGGAAGACCTTCCGGCGGAAAAGGTCTTTCACGTGCGCGGTTGGGGCGGCGCTTGGAGCCTTGTCGGCGCGTCGCCGATACAGCTCGGGCGGCAAGGGCTCGGGCTCAGCATGGCGGTCGAAGAGGCGGCGTCGAAATTCTTCGCCAACGGCCTTCGCCCTTCCGGCTTCATCAAGGTCAACCAAATCCTGAAGCCGGATTTGAAAGCGCAGTTCCGCGAAAACATGCGCGAATATACCGGCAGCGGCAACACCGGAAAGATTTTGTTGCTCGAAGGCGGCATGGAGTATCAGCAGCTCTCGTTGCCGCCGGAAGACGCGCAAATGCTGGAAACGAGAAGTTTTAATACTGAGGAAATATGCCGCTGGTTTGGCGTGCCGCCGTTCCTCGCCTTCCATACCGAGCGTTCGACTTCGTGGGGCACCGGGTTGGAGCAACAGCAACTCGGTTATCTGATCTTTTCACTTATGCCGTATCTCGAACGCATCGAACAAGCCTGCAACAAGTGGCTGATGTCGCCGGCGGAACGGCTTGTGAGCCACGTCGAATTCAGCGTTGAAGGCATCCTTCGCGCCGACAGCAAGGCGAGGGCCGAATTCAACAAGTCGATGGTTCTGTCGGGACTTTTCACACCTGACGAAGTGCGGGCGACCGAAGGCAAGCCGGCGATCGGCGGGCCCGCGGGCAAGCTTTGGATGCCCGTCAACATGCAGTTGATCGACGCCGACCGCACGGCACCCGGCAAACCCGCCAGTACCAACCCTGCACCGGAAATGGAGCCCGCAGAATGACCCGGATCAAGGCGCTTTCGCCTGTATTGGAGCTGAAGAGCCTGGAAAGCACCGGCGAAATCAGCGGTTACGCCAGTGTTTTTTCGACAGTTGACAGTCACAGCGAAATGACGATGCCGGGCTGTTTCGCGGCGTCTCTTGCAGACCATCGCCGGCGCGGCTCTCGCCCGAAGATGTTCTGGCAGCACGACATGGCGATGCCGATCGGCAGTTGGTCGGAAATCCACGAAGACGGCAAAGGGCTGTATGTCGAAGGCCGGCTGAACATGGCCGTTCAGAAGGGTCGCGAAGCTTACGAATTGCTCGCCGCAAAGGATATCGACGGGCTGAGCATCGGCTATTGGCCGGAAGAATTCGAGCCCGACGAAAAGCGCCCGCACATCACCCGGCTTAAGCGGGTCAAGCTCGCCGAAGTATCCATCGTCAGCATCGGAAGCTGTGCGCCAGCGACGATAGACAGCGTCAAGTCGGAGCTGATGGAAGACGAACATTTCGCGCAACTGCGTTTGAAATTGGCGGCAGGGGAACTGCCGTCCGTCCGCGAGTGGGAGAGGGGTCTGAAGGTGGCCTTCAGCCTGTCCAACTCGCAAGCCGAACGGGCAGCCGCCGTGCTGTCCAAATCTACCCAAGGGGAGCTTGGGCAATCCGCAAAGCCCGCCGATCTGGTCGCCGCGCTGAACGACGTTCGCGCCGCGCTGAACGGCTTCACCCTTTGAAAGATGCGTATCATGCCGTTGGATGGAGCTGACGAAATCAAGATCGTCGCCGCAGAGCTGAAGGCTGCGAGCGACGGACTTAAGAAGACCGCCGAAACGACACAGACCGAGCTGCGCAATCTTGGCACGGTCACGAACGAAACCAAGCAACAGGCTGACGAACTGTTGATGAAGCAGTCGGAGCTTAATGCCCGGCTGACGGAACTTGAACAGCGCTCGGTCGGCAACCGCGGCGGCGTGCCCGAGCGGGCGAAGTCGCTCGGCGAAACCGTCGTCGCCGATGACGCCGTCAAGGCGATCATGCAGTCGGGGCGCGGCAAAGCATCCGTGCAGATCAGCACGAAGGCGATCGTCAGTGCCCTGACGACCGACGCAAACGGTTCCGCCGGCGACCTGTTGGTGCCTGACCGACGGCCCGGCATTCTGCCGATGGTTACGCGCCGGCTGACGATCCGCGATCTGATCGCGCCGGGTCAGACTTCGTCGAATTCACTGCAATACGTCAAGGAAACCGGGTTCACGAATTCCGCGGCGACGGTTTCAGAAGTCACGGGCCCGACCAAGCCGCAGTCGGAAATCAAATTCGATATTGCAACCAGCAATGTCACCACTATCGCGCATTTTGTGTTAGCAACCCGGCAAATCCTCAGCGACGCACCTCAGTTACAGTCATATATCGACGGTCGGCTTCGCTATGGATTGAAGCTGGTCGAAGAAAATCAACTTCTGATTGGTGGCGGCACCGGAACCGACCTGAATGGTATCTACACGCAGGCAACTGCGTATTCAGCACCGATCACTATTGCAGACGCAACGATGATCGACACGCTTCGGCTGGCGATCCTGCAATCGGAACTCGCCGAGCTGCCCGCAACCGGTATCGTGCTGCATCCGGCGGATTGGGCCGGCATCGAATTGACCAAGGACACAACCGGCGCATACATCTTCGCAAACCCGCAAGCCCTGGCGGCTCCTACACTGTGGGGACTTCCGGTAGTCGCAACTCAGGCAATGACGATCGACAAATTCCTTACCGGAAGCTTCCAAATGGGCGCTCAGGTGTTTGACCGCGAAGCTATCGACGTGCTGATCTCTACCGAAGATAGCGACAACTTCCGCAAGAATCTTGTCACGATCTTGTGCGAAGAAAGACTTGCGCTAGCCGTCTACCGTCCTGAAGCGTTCATCAAGGGCGACTTCGGCAACGTAGCATAGCATATGGTTCAGTGGGAAGACAGGAAGGCGGCTTTCGAGCCGCCTTTTTCATGCGCGGGGACAGCAATGAAGATGAGAGCCAAAGACAGCTTCCACACGTCGGGTATCGGCAGTGTGCATGCCAAGCAGGAATTCGAGGTTCACGACGCGCTTGGCAAGGAACTCGAAGCCCGCGGGCTGGCCGTCAGTCTGTCGGCAAGCACTGAACCGGCTGAACCGAAACCCGCACCCGCCGACGCGCCGCAAAGCGAAACCAAAGCAGAACTCCCGCCGCTGAACAAGTCCGACGCGCCGACCGCAAACAAGCGCGGGCGCCCGCGAAAGACTGTCTCGGGTGATCCGGCTGCGCCGATTTTGGATGACGGGGTATAACCATGCCGTATCTCAATGACCGTGTGTATGATAGCGGATTGTCTGTGCTGGATACTGAGGCAACTCATATCCACATCACCAGTTCCGAAGCGGCGACCTGGGCGAATATTGCCACCTACACGTTGGGCAATGCCGCGGTCAGCATCGGCAGCCCGGCGGCTCGCACGCCGAATGGGCGGAAGGTAACGGTTGCTGCCGTATCCGGCGCTTCCGTAAGTGGTACGGGGACCGCCGCATACTATGCAATCGTCGATACCACAAACACACGCCTGCTTGCCGCCGCGCCGCTGTCGTCGAGCCAAGCCGTGACTTCCGGCAACACTTGGAGCACGGCGGCTTTCGATATCGGCATTCCTGCGCCGACCTGATAGCGCGGCAAATCTCCCTCTAAGCCTGCATCATGGCAGCACCGACACTCGGCACGGCAAGCAGCGCCTACAAGGCGTCTGCTTATCCGATGTCCTACACCGTGTCGCACAATGCGACGGGCGCTTCGGCGCTGCTTGTCTTTGTGACGAACGCCGCTTCGGCGACCTTCGACCCGACCGTCGCGACGTTCAACGGCACGGCAATGACGTTGTTGGCCCGCACGACGACCAGCACGACGACGTGGGTCTATGGCCTCAACAGCCCGGCGCAGACGACCGCCAACGTTGTCGTCAGCCACAGCGGGCAGAATGGCGACATCGGCGTCATCACTGCCGTCAACATCATCGGAAGCGACGCGTCGAGCCCGTTCCATGTCGCGTCGTGCGCCGAAGGATCGACGACGGGCACGACTTCGGTAACGACCAGCGTGAGTGATTGCACGTTGGTCTTTTCGGCGCACGATCACTACACGACGGCGGGCAGCCTGACCGCCAGCGGCGCAGCAACGACGGCGGCATGGTCCAACACGACTTCGGTCAACCATCAGCAGAAGGGCTGGTCGGGCAGCGCGGCGACGGCAGGCAGTTACAGCGGCACGGCAACGGCGCCGTTCAACGCTGTCGGCGTGGCGATGGTCGCCGTAAAGGGCGCTTCCGGCGGCGTCACTGATCACAGTCTGACCGCTTCGGGGCTGGCATCGGGCGCCGTATCGCTCGGCACATCGGCGCTCAGCCAAGTCCATTCGCTTGCCGCGGCGGCGCTGGCAACCGGCGCCGTGACCCGCACTGCGGCGACGCTGACCCAAGCGCATGGGCTGACGGCAACCGGCTTCGCGACGGGAACCCCGGAAGTCGGAGCCGCGATCTTCGCCCGCCAGTTCCCCGACATCGGCTTCACGGCATCGGCGCTCGACACCGGCGCGGTATCGCTCGCCGGTGCTGCGCTGTCTCAGGTTCACAGTCTGGCAGCAACCGGCATTGTCGCGGGTGCGCCTGTCACGGCGCCGGCGACGATCAGCCAGCTTCACAGCCTGACCGCTTCCGGCGTCAGCACCGGCGCTGTATCGCTCGGCACGCCGTCGCCCGCCGGGCATGCGTCGCTTGCAGCATCGGGCATTGCGACATCAGCGCCGTCGCTCGGCAATCCGGCGATCAGTCAGATTTACGCACTCGCCGCCGCGGCGCTGTCATCCGGCGTTCCGTCGCTCTCCAGCTCGGCGATATCGCAGACCCATGTTCTGACTGCGGCGCCGTTGTCGATCGCAGCACCGTCGCTCGGCGGGCCCGTGCTGTCGGCAGACGCGACGGAAACGGCGCTTGGCGCTTCGGCGATCACGGCGGGCAGCCCGTCGCTCGCCGGCGCCGTGCTGGTTCAAGCGCATGCCCTGGCGGCGATCGGCATTGCGGCATCAGCGCCGTCGCTCGCGAGCCCTTCGGCGGCGACAACCTTCATTCTGGCGGCGCAACCGCTCGCAACCGGAACGCCGGCGCTCGGCAATCCGCCCGTCACGCAGGCGCATTCGCTCTCCGTCGCGGGCTTGGCTTTCGGCGCACCTTCGCCCGCGCGGGCGGCGCTGTCGCAACTGCATCGGTTGACGGCGGGCGGCATCGCCGCGGGAGCGATCGATCTCGGCGCGCCCGTCGCGCGGGAGCGCACACCGACCGCCGTACCTAGAAGCCCGGCGCCGCCTTCCGTCGCCAGATCGTCGGCAGTTGCAGCACTTGCCCGCCCTGCCCGGCAGGGCGCAGTACCGAGGGACTTGTAATGGTGAGAAGTACCCTGACCGTCATCGATCCGGCGGCAACGCATGACCTGACGACGATAGAGACGCTGAAGGCGGAAATGGAGATTTCCGGCGCGACCGATGACGCATTTCTTGGGGCCCTGATCCGGCAGGCAAGCGACCAGATCCGGCAGTACACAAACCGCACCTTCGCACAAGAGACGGTGAAAGAGCGCTTCGATTTCGAATGGCTGATCAACAACGACGAACATTGGTCGTCGAGCCTCTGTCATCCGTTGCGGCTGGCGCGGGCGCCGATCACAGACGTTATCGAAATCATTGACGATGGTAATGTTATCGTTCCGCCCGATGAATATGACATCGACGCGGAAAACGGGCTGATCTGGCGCATCAGCGACGGGCTGCGCTTCGGCTGGTTCAGCACAAGACTGGAAGTCACCTATACCGCCGGCTATGCGCTGCTCAGCGGGCTGCCCTACGACATTGAGCGGGCGGCGATCGATCTTATCAAGCGGCACTACTACAGCAGGTCGCGCGATCCGGCGTTGCGCAGCGAACAGATCCTCGATGTCATCAATTCGAGTTGGACGGCGGCAAGCAGCGCGTCGACGAAATTCGGCATGCCGGTTGATATCGCCGAGCGCCTTGACCCGCACCGGCGCTTCTGCTGATGGGCGCTTCAACGAAAGTCGCCGCGGCGCTCAAGCGTTACGGGCGGGCGATGAAGCTGCGCCGGCGCATCGGCACGACTTCATCTTATGTCGATGTCGATGTTAAGGGCGTCGCCTCCGGCTTCAAGCCTGACGAATTGGTCGGGCTTGTCCAACAGGGCGACCGAAGCGTCATCATCAGCAACGCCGAGATAGCGGCGACGGGCTGGCCGGGCCCGCCGCGCAAGGGCGATTTCGTCGTCATCGACGGCGTGACGGCGGCGGTACAGGGCGCCGAAGCGAAATATCTCGGTTCGGAAGTCCTGGCGCATGTCGTGTGGGTGCGGGGCTGATGCCGCGTCTCGAATTCTTTGACCGCGACATCAGCGCGGCGTTGCTCGAAGACCTTGGCGCGCCGGGGCTCGGCGACGATCTGGCGCGCTTCGCCCGCGCCGGGCTTGCCGACTACCTTCGCACGCTGGAAGACAAGCCCGGCGTCACAAGGATCGTCAACGGGCGCATCGGCGCCGACGAAGACAGCGTCATTTTGCCGGGACCGATCGTCTATTCGTTCAGTTGGTGGGCGCAGATCCTCGAATACGCGCTTGCCTTCCTTCATGCCCGATCGCCGTCGAAGTCGGGCGACTACCGCGCCGGCTTCTTCGTGCTGGCTGACGGTCGCGAGGTTCAGCCGCCGCAGTTCGGTCGCATCGCCGCCGGTGCCGAAGTCATCATCGGCAACGATCGCCCATACAGCCGGAAGCTCGATGTTCAGATGTCGGGGGGGCGGTCGATCCGGGTCAGCGTGCCGCCGGGCATCTTCGCTGACGGCGCGTCGGCGATCCGCGCCAAGTTCGTCGATCTGGTCACCGTCAAGCGCTTCTACACGATCAGTTACCGCGGCCAATACACGCTGAAGACCGGGCCGAAGCGCGGCAAGCCGGTCAACTCGCCCGCAATCGTCATCACGCCGAAGGATTAGGCATGTCATCCGATGTCGTGTTCACGGCGGTGCGGGAAATCCTCGCCGACGAATGGGAAGGCGCGCCCGTCATCTTCCCCAACGAAGGCGCGTCGCCTGCCGACCCGTCGATGCCCTGGGTTTACTGCGAAGTCGCCGGCGGTCTGACGCAGTCGATTGAACTCGGCGGCGGGGCATGGCTCGAAACCGGCGTCGTGCATCTGCACATCTTCACGCCGGTCGGTACAGGGTCGCTCGAAGTCCGCGCGATCGCGAAGCAACTCAGCAATCTTTTCCGAGCCGCCCGCGACAGCCCTGTCGTCTTCACGGATCAGAACTTGGGTTTAGGCCAAGCCGGCGATGACGACGGCATGTATTGGCGCCAAACCCTGACGATTGACTACCGCTATCAAGACTTCGCGTAAGCACAGAGGGAAGAAATCATGACAACCGGGTTTTCCGCCGGCATCGAAAGCAATTCCGTTGGCCTTGCCTATGCTCCAGAGGCAACTTGGGGCGTGAAGCCTGCTGTCGCGTTTCAGGCGCTTCGCTTCACAAGCGAAAGCTTTTCCGGCAACAAGTCTCGCTCGCGCCCGAATGAAATCCGACAGGATTATCAATCGTCGGCTGCTATTACGACGCAGGAAACAGCTTCCGCGGGCTTCAACCTCGCGATGAGCTACGGCACCTATGACGATCTGCTTGCCGGGTTGCTGATGGGCACATGGGCAGCACCCGTTGACGGCACGTCGCGGCTGACCAACGGCACGACGGTAACGACGTACTGGTTTCAGAAGCAATTGGCGACCGATAAGTATCTTGTCTATCCGGCGACCTATTTCAGCAGCGGCAGCTTGAGCGCCAGCACCGGGCAGTTTCTTACCGGCAGCTTCTCCGGCTTCGCACAGAGCGAAAGCAAGGCGACGACAAACGGATCGACGGGCGCTGTTGTTGCGGCGCCTGACGGGCGCGTCATCGACAATGTTGCGGGCTTTCAGGCGCTCCAGCTCGACGGCGACGCGATCGACGCGGTTGCGGATGCAATCACGATCAATATCAGCAAAGAGGGCGCCGCCGCTCAATACGGGCTCGGCAGTGCCGATGCGCAGGGGATGCTTCGCGGCACGCTGACGGTTACGGGCACGCTGCGCACCTATTTCAGGAACTTCGATTTGTACGATAAGTACAAAGCGGAAAGCCTGCACGAAATCGCGTTCACGGTTCGCGACCTTGACGACAACGCCTACACGATCATCCTGCCGAGCTGCAATCTCATGAACCCCCAGATTACCGCCGGCGGGCCGGGTCAGAGCGTAATGGCAGAGTTTGCCTTGGAGGCAGAGCCGGGTGCGGACGGCTATACCATCGCGATCGACAGAACGCCGGCTGCGTGACGCGGCACCTAGCTACGCAGCTAGGCGGCTGCGTAGCTACCTAGCAACGCAAATCCACACCTTGACCAGACTGGAAAGACGATGACGGTAAAGCTCGGGAGCCTTCGGGCTGATGTCGAGAAAGAAAAAGTCGGCGATTGGGTCGATATACCCGAGCTGCCCGGCGTGTCGCTCTTCGTGAAGAGCTTCAACGATCCATCGTACAGGATCGCCCGCGACCAGCTCGTACAGCGGTTGGCACGGAAGCACGGGAAGAAGCCGTCGCCGCCGGATGAGGCGGAAACGGAATTCGGCAAGCTCTATGCAAAGCACATTCTCGGCGACTGGCGCGGCTTCGACGAAGCGTACTCGGCGGAACTGGCGCGCGAACTGCTGACTGATCCGGCGTTCCGCGATCTGCGGCGTCATGTCGAATATGCCGCGGCACAAGTCGGCAGTGTCGATGTCGAATTCAGCGATGAGCTTGTGGGGGAATAATAGCCCGGCTGACGTGGGAGCTTGATTGGTCAAGTCATGCCGGGCTTATCGAGCAATTGCCGGCCGATTGGGAACGGCCCGAAGAGCCCGAATTCCCCGCCGGTGCCGATCTGTATTGGCGGTGCTGGCGCGACCTTGACGACGATCGGCTTGTCGTCGCGGGCGGCATGGGCCCGCCGCTTCCTGGCCGTATCGGCTGGCTCGCGATCGACCGTTGGGCGCGGCGCCACGGCATCACCGGCGGGCAGTTCGAATTGCTGGTAAGAGTGATCCGCGAAATGGACGGCGTGCTGTTGGAGCGCCAGCGAAGGGGAAAGACATGACGGTGCAGCTACGCCAGCTTCGCTACTCGGCGGAAATCGACGCCGCCAAGTTCGTGCAGGGCGCTCAACAGGTTGTCGGCGCCGCCAACCAAGCGGGCACCGCGGCGACGGGCATGGGCGTCGCCGTTTCGCAGACGGATAAGAAGCTGAACGAAAGCACGGGCTCGCTCGCCAAGCTGGTCCGCGCGATCGACCCGGCGGCGGCGTCGCTGAAGCGTCTGTCGGAAGGTGAAAAGACGCTTCAGCGGGCGCTTGATGAAGGCAAGATCGGGCGCGACGAACACGCACGCCTGATGAAATTGCTCGAAGATCGATATGACAGGGTCGGGCAGGCGGCGAAGAATTCCGCCGCGGCGCAGGCTCGGGCGGCGCAGGAAAGTGCACGGGGCGCCCGTGCGATGGACGTTCTGAGGGACGGCGCCCGCGGCATGTCGAGCAATCTCGGCATTGCGGGTGAAGCGATGTCGGCGCTCGGCACACGGGGCGCGGTCGCCGCCGGCGTGCTTGGCGCAATGGCAGCCGCGGCGGGTCTGGCGGGCGCCGCCGTGCTGTCGGCGGGCAGGGAATTTCAGAATTTGCAGGCAACGCTTCGCACAGTCGGCGGGTCGGCGCAGCTCGCAGCCGCCGAATTCGACCAGCTCAAGCAATTTGCGCTCGAAGTGCCCGTGTCGGTCGGCGACGCGACGCAGGCATTTATCAAGCTGAAGGCGCTCGGGCTCAATCCGTCGATGGAAGCGCTGAAGTCCTATGGCAACACGGCGGGCGCCATGGGCAAGAGCTTGACGGATATGATCGAAGCGGTTGCCGACGCCAGCACGGGCGAATTCGAGCGCTTGAAGGAATTCGGCATCAAGGCGAGTGCCGAAAATGGCAAAGTGACGATGAACTTCCAGGGAACGAAGACCGTCATCGCCAACAACTCGACGGAAATACAGAAATACCTTCTCGCGATCGGCAACACGAAGTTCGCCGGCGGGCTTGCCGAGCAATCCAAGACGCTCGACGGCGCGTTAACCCGGCTGTCTAATGGTTGGTCGATCTTTCTCGACAACATCGCAAACAGCGGGCCGATACAGGCGGCGACGGCGCTTATCAACGGCTTGGCGAACGCGGTAATTTCCGTCAACAACGCGCTGTTTCCGTCGCTTGATGCTCAGATTGCCAATACCCGCAGCGAAGTCGAGATGCTGCGCAAGGAACTCGCCGACATGGCGGCGCACCCGGAAGCCTATGGGCCCGAAATCGAAGGGCGCAAGGCGGCGCTGATCGAACGCGAAAAGGCGTTGGCGTTGCTGGAAAAGGAGAATTCCGAGCGGAAGAAGCTTATCGAGACATCGAAGGTTCAGGCCGATGTCGAAGTCGAAGTCGATAAGAAAGCCGCCGAAGCCGCGAAGCGCGAAGCCGAACGCCGGCAGAAGGTCATCGATAAGCTGAAGGTCGAATGGGACGAAAAGACCCGGTTGTTGGATGCGACGAAGCAAAGCGAAAAGGCGGTCGAAGACCTGAACCGCGATCTTGAGGGCGAACGCGCCGTCAGGGAATTGCTCGGCGTCGAGACATCGAAACAGGCGCTCGCTCTGACGGAAAACAACAAGGCGCTGGAAGAACAAGCGAACAAGGCGCGCGAACTGGCCCGCGCCAATTACGACCTGACAATCGAAACGAAGAAGGAAACCGAAGCTCAGAAAGCCGCCGCCGACGCGCGGAAGAAAGCCGAAAAGGAAGCCGCCGACGCTCAGGAAAAGTACGTCAAGGATATACAGGACACAGCGGAAAAGATCAGCGACGACGTTTCAGAAAAGATATTCGACGGGTTGACGGGCAAGGGCGGCGATATCGTCGATTGGTTCAAAGCTCTATTCAAGCGGATCGCGGTTGAAGCATTGGCTGCAAACGTAATTCTGCCGATCACAACTCAGGTTGTCGGTTCGGCACCGGGTATGTTCGGCGTATCCTCGCCGCAGTCGGGCACGCAGGGCGGCGGTTTCGACGCCGGCGGTATGATCAGCAATGCGTCGTCGATCTACAACGGCATGAGCGGCGCCGGCGGCGGCTCGCAGATGGCGTTGGGCAGCGGGAGCGTCGGAAGCACCGGCATGATGTCGGGCATGACATCAAGCGTCAATGCATGGGGCGCGTCTACTATGGGCTTCGCGCCCGGCACCGTGGCGGCGGCGCCGAGCGCTGCTTTCGTCGGGCCTATGCCGATGGCTCAGGGCACATCAGCGATAGCGGGCGGATCGACCATGACGGCGGCGCTCGGCGCCGGTTTCGCGGGCGCCGCGGCGGGCGGCATGGTCGGGTCCATGATCGGCAATGCGACCGAGAGTAAGGCCATCGGCGCCGGGTCGGGCGCCCTGACCGGCGCGGCGGTCGGCTTTATGATGGGGGGCCCGGTGGGCGCCGCTGTCGGGGCTATCGGCGGCGCGCTCATGGGCGCGTTGGGCACAGCCGGCAAGCCGTCGAATAAAGAGGGCAATGCGACTGTCGATCTTGCGACGGGCCGAACTGTTGTCGGCGGGCAGGAGGGAAAAAAGTTCAGCCAAGAAAACCGCGATGCCGCGGAAAAGGCGGCGGGCGCTTACGGCGGTATCGCCGGAATGCTCGGCGGGTTCAGCGACCGTCAGGTAACGGGCGGGCTGGCCGTCTTCATGGGCAACCGTGACGGCATGTCGGCCAAGTTCGGCGACGCCAGCAAAAGCTTCTCCCGCGATGAGCGCGGCATGAAGCAGATGACGGAATTCTTCGTCGGCGAGTTTGCTGCGCAGCTCGGCGATGACTTGCCCGCGGAAATCCGTACCGCGCTTCAGCACGTCGATTGGTCGGATGTTGAAACGGCACTTAAAGACGTGAACTTCGCCGGCAACTTCCGCGATGCGATCGACGCCTTGCGCGGCGGGCTCGGCATGGTTGATCAGGCGAGCGCCGCCGCGAAGGAAGAGGTATCCACGCTGACGGCGAACATCCGGGAATTCCGCGCGACGACGGCGCGGCTCGGTCTCGACACGAACGCAGCCAACGATGCGACGCGCGGGTATGTCGAAAGCCTGTTGGGCATGCGCGCCGTCGCACCTGCGATGACGGAAACCGAAGCGGCGGTCAGCGTGCTTCGCGTGCGGTTCGAAGCAATGGCGCCGTTGCTCGCCGAAGTCGGCATCGCGGCGGAAGAAGCGGCGAAGGGATTTGACCGCGCCGTCACGGCGATGCGCGATCAGTTTCTTGCCGGGCTTGAGCGCGAATTCTTCGAGATGACGGGCGAAGGTTGGATCAACCAGATTTCCAGTGCTTTCGCGACGACGGAAACCCGGCTTCGCGATGCCGCGGCACTCGGCGCCGGGTCGGGCGAGGTTTTGAGAAACAACCACGCCGCGATGGTCAATATCATGAAAGACCTGACCGACGCTCAGCTTGCCGAAGCCGGGCGGCGTTTCGGGTCGGGCATTCAGGCAATCGCGGACAGCTTGCTTGCGGCGCGGGCGGGCGGCGTCGCCGAAGCCGCAACGGAAGTCGCCGACGCGGTCGATGCCGTCGCCGAAGCGGCGCGCCGGGCATCCGACCTTCAGGCGGCGATGCAGACGATAGCCGACGATCGGCTTGCCAGCGCAAACGCCGCCGTCGAAGCGGCGCGGGCAAAAGTACAGGACGCCTTCCAACGCGAAATCGACATACAGCAAGAGCTTGCCCAATCAGCGGCGGCGACGCGCGACGAAATGCGCCGGCTGGCGGAAGAGCTGAAGGACTTCGCGCAAGGGCTTCTGACCGGCGAGCTATCCAACCTGTCGCCGGAAGGCAAGTACACGGCGGCACGATCGCAGTTCGAAGACCTTGCGGCACGCGCCGCCGCGGGCGACGCTTCGGCGCTGGCGCAACTTCAGTCGGGTGCCGGCACCTTTCTCCAGTCGAGCCGTGACTACAATGCATCCGGCGAGCAATACAGCCGCGATTTCGCCCGCGTCCAACAGGTGCTTGCCGCGGCACAGTCGAGCGCCGCACGTCAGGCGAGTGCGGCGGAACAACAGCTTGCCGCGGCGGAACGGCAGACATCGTTGCTGCAAAGCCAACTTCAGGTCGCGCTCGGCACGCAGTCGGCGACGCTGAGCGTTGCTCAGGCGATGACGGCGCTTTCGGGAGCACTCGCCCAACAGTCAGCCGCCGCGGCGGCACAAGCGGCGACGGCATCGGGCGGCGGCGGGAGCGTCGATATCGTTGCCGCGGCATATCAGCAGTATTTGGGCAGAGCGCCGGAAGCGGCGGGCTACGCCAACTGGCAGAGCCAGCTTTCCGCCGGCGTCATGAGTGCCGGGCAAGTCGTCGATGCGATCAAGAATTCGGCGGAAGCGAAGGCGTATGGGCGCGCGGACGGCGGCATGGTGAGTGGCGGCATTTGGAACCAAGACAGCATGCTCGTACCGCTCGCCGGTGGCGAATTCGTGACGCGGGCGCCGAGCGTCAACGGCGGCACGCTGAGCGCACTTCAGCACATCAACCGAACGGGGCGCATGCCGGCAAACGATGACGGCGCCGTTGCCGAACTGCGGGCGCTGCGTGACGAACTGCGGGCGCTGGTCAGGATCAGCGCCGCGGCGGGCGATGAAAACGGCGCCGGGCTGGCGGCGATCGAAAAGCGTCTGGCGACCGTCGAGCGCAAGACCCGGCTGGCGGGTGCCGCATGACGACGATCTACCTTGCCGAAATCACGGCGGCGACCGATGCCGCCGGCACTACGACGGTATTGCGCTATTCCAGCGGCACCGGGTACAGCGACCCGAGTGCGGCGGGATGGTACGAACCGCGCATCGTGCAGCCGGCAAATCTGGTTCGGTCAATGTGGTCATCGGGCACGACATCGGGCGCGGTCGAAGTCGGGTATGGGGAATTGGTGCTCGCCAACATCGACGGCGGGCTTGATGCTCTCGCCGGGTACGGCTTCGACGGTCGAAGCTTCCGGCTTCTGGTTGGCGATGATCGGGCGGCATACAACACGTTTACTTTGGTCCTCGCCGGCACCATGGAACAGGCGGTCTTTACGATCGGCGATGTCACGGTCAGGGTTCGCGATAAGCTGGCATTGCTTGATCAGCGCCGGGCATCGCCGAACTTGTACGGCGGGACCAACTCGCTGCCCGCCGGCGTTGACGGCACGGCGGACGATCTGCGTGGCAGGCCGAAGCCGAAGACCTGGGGGCGGGTGCTGAACGTCTCGCCACCCAACGTCAACACGTCGCGACTGATCTACCAAGTCAATGACGGCGCCGTGCAGGATGTGCCCGCCGTCTACGACAATGGCGTCAGCCTGACGAAAGGGTCGGACTACTCCAGCCAAGTTGATATGGAAACCAACGCGCCTTCGGCATCGAACTACCGGGTCTGGCCCGCCGGTGGCATGTTCCGCTTGGGCAGCTCGCCCGCCGGGCAGGTAACCGCAGACGTGACGCAGGGCACGACCACGGCGGCGCGGACGGCGGCACAGATCCTCAACGCAATCGCAACCGGGCCCGGCGGGCTGACGGGCGGCGAGGTTTCGGCAACCGATATCGCAGTACTCGACACGGCACAGAGTGCGGAAACCGGCGTGTGGGTTGACGGCGATCACTCGGCGCGCGAGGTCATGGAAACCGTCGCCGGTGGCGTCGGCGCATGGTTCGGCTTCGATCATGCCGGCGTGCTGCGCATGGGCAGGCTTGCCGCACCTTCCGGCACACCGGCATTGACGCTGCGCCGCTTCACGATGGCCGCACCCGCCGACAATGCCAGCGCGGATATCGTCGATGTCGAGCGGATCGCGAGCGACGATGCCGGGCGCGGTATTCCGGTTTGGCGCGTCACAGTCGGGCACAGCAGGAATTGGACAGTGCAGACCGGCGGCATAGCGGGCAGCGTGACGGCGGCGCGGCGCGCCTTCGTCGCCGAACAGTTCCGCACGGCGGTCGCCTCTGATGCCACGGTGCCGACAAAACATCTGCTGTCGCCGACGATCGATCGTGAAACCCTGTTGCTGACCCAAGCCGCCGCCGATACCGAAGCGGCGCGGTTGCTCGCACTCTATAGCGTGCGGCGTGACAGGCTGAAGGTCAGGACGCGGCTCGACGGTGCTTTGGTCGCCGCGGTGGATCTGGGAAGCGTCGTCAGCCTGACGCTGAACCGCTTCGGGTATGGTTCAGGAAAGCTGTTCACGGTCACGGCGATCGAATATGACGCGGCGAACAATCTCGCTGAGCTGGAATTGTGGGGGTAGGAATGGCAGTTCAACGGGCGGTGATCGGCTGGCCGCGATGGACGGCGAGTGCGACGTTCACCGGCGGAAGCTGGTCGGCGACATATCCGGCGGCGAACCTGGGAACGCTTCCTCTAGCGCGCGTCGCGCGAAGTACCAACCTGACGGCATCGAATACGAAGTTCCGCGCAACGCTGTCGGCACAGCGCGGCGTGCGCTGCATGGCGCTGGTTCGGCACAATCTCAGCATCACAGCAACATACCGGGTGCGGGTCTGGTCTGACGCCGGCGCCACGGTTTCGACGTGGGACAGTGGCACGCTTCCTGTCTGGGCGGCGGTCTATCCGCCCGACACGCTCGAATGGGAAGCCGATAATTGGTGGTCGGGAACGCCGCTCGCCGACGATCTGGCGGGCTCGACTTGGACACTGCCGATCTGGATAGGGTCGCTGAAGCTCGCGAGAGTTATCGACGTTGATATCGTCGATACCGCCAATACCGCCGGTTATATCGAAATCGGCTTGTTCGAGATTTCGCAGGGTTGGCAGGTTTCGACAAACCCTGATTTCGGCGCCAGCTTCGGGCACCGCTTCCGATCGCAGGAAGTCGAAGCGCTCGGCGGCACGAAATATTTTGAAAGGCGCGACAAACCGCGGGTCTGGCGCGGGCAGATTTCCGCATTGGATCGTGACGAAGCGCTTGCCAACGGCTTCGAGCATCTTCGTCAAGCCGATGTCGATACGCCGTTTTTGTGGTTCCCCTACCCTGGAGAACCCGTTCATTGGGTTCGCACGGTCTTTCTTGCACGCAACGTCGCGCCGGGCTTGCTGGCATATTCCTCGCCGGGCCGCGAAGCCCTGCCGATGTCCTTCGAAGAGGTGCTGTAATGACAAGCTACACGATAAACGGGAACAACTACAGCTCGGACGGCACCGGAACGAGAGATATGCTTAGCGGCGGGCATCGGACGTGGCTTCTGCCGATGCTCGGCGATGCTGTGATCGTTGCCGGTCAGGCGGCTGCTGATGCTCTGACGGCGGCGGGGCATGCGACGACAACGGCGGCGAGCGCTTCGGCTGCTGCGACCAGCGCCACGGCGGCGGCGGCAAGCGCCACGGCGGCGGGCACGTCGGCGACGAACGCCGCTTCGAGCGCTTCGGCGGCGGCTGCGAGCGCCGCCGCGGCATCGGCCATCACGGGCCTTCCCCTGATCTCCGGGTCGGCCGATGCCGGCAAGGTCATCTCGGTTGATGCCGGCGGGTCCGGCTACGTGCTCGCCGCCACAGTGAACCACCTCTACAACATAGCAACCGGGGTCATCTGACATGGCAACCTCCCCCCAATATGCGGCAACGCCGAAGATCGGTTCGGGAACCGTCTCGGCGGCCAACACCAACCGCGACGGCACCGGCACGCTGGTTACCATTCTGACAGCCGGCTCGAACGGGTCGCGCATCGACTGGCTGGTGATCTCGGCACCCGGCACGACTACCGCCGGCATGATCCGGCTGTTCCTGTCGGACGGCACGAACCACCGGCTGTTCCTCGAAATCCCGGTGATCGCAACCACCCCGTCATCGACCATCCCGGCGTTCCGCGCCGAGCAAGCTTTGCCGGGGCTGGTCATCCCGAGCGGCTGGACGCTGCGCGCGGCAACCCATGTCGCCGAAACCTTCAACGTCCTGACAATCGGGGGAGATTTCTGATGAACCAAGGATTGTTCGGCAACCCCATGGGCCTGACCCGGCCGCCCCGCACGGCACCGCCCGAGTGGAAGAACTGCCAAACCTACCTGACGGCGGGCACCTACACCTTCACGGTGCCGGCCAACGTCTACCAGATCGGCTGCTATGTCGTGGGCGGCGGCGGCGGCGGCGCCCCGACCGGCACCAGCGGCGGCGGTGGCGGCGGCTTCGCGTTCGGCATCATCGACGTGACGCCGGGGCAGGATCTGCCGACCATCACGGTGGGGGCCGGCGGCGTGGGGGCCAGCAGCGCGGGTGGAACGAGTTCGGTCGGCTCATTGCTGAGTGCCACCGGGGGCGCACAGAGCGCCGTCACGGGCGGCACCGGAACCGCCGCCGGCGGTCTGCGGGGGCGCATGACGGCATCGGGCGGGTCGGGCGGCAACGGCACGCAGGGCGGCGGCGGGGCGGCGGGCAGCCTCTACGGCAACGGCGGCAACGGCGGAACCAACCCAGGCGGCGGCGGCGGCCTGGGTGGCGGGAACGGCGGCAACGGCAACTCCGGCGGCGGCGGCGGCGGCGGGGCCGGGTTCAACGGCGGCTCGCCGAGCAGCGGCGGCAGTGGCGGCGGCGGCGGCACGGCGGGTCCGGCCACAACCGTCCCCTATGGGCCGGGCGGCCCCGGCATCACCGCGCCGGGCGGGCAGGCCGGATCGTCCACCCTGCCGGGCGGCAACGGCGCCGGGTCGGGCGCGGGATATATCGGAAAATCGCCGTTCCTCCGGCTGATCGAGAAGTCGCTGGACGGATCGGGCGGCGGGGGCGGGATTGCCGTA